ACCTTAGTTCTAGCCGCTGGCTCAATTACCGATACATCAGGTGCCATCACGTTCGGTAACGAGAATCTAGTCACCACGGGTACGTTCGGTGCTGCTGCAACCACGCTCTCCTCCACGTTGGCCGTCGGGGGCAACCTCACCGTCAGCGGCGCAGGCCCCCACGCGATTGGCGCGGCTGTGGTGAACTATGCTGGGTTCTATCTCGGGGCCTCGTTCACCTCGCTCGGTGCGTCAACGGTTGCAGTCGGAACGCTCATCGGGCAGGCGCTTACGAATCACAGCGGTGACACGACCTACTCGTCAAGCGTGGCGATGAACGGCATACAAACGAACATGGTCACGGGCACCATTGCAGACATCTCACAGCTTCGGATCGACGAACCCGGAATTACGAACACGGGCGGCGGCACTATCACCAACGCCAGCAGCCTCCACATAACGGGGGCACCGACTGAGGGCGCGGCCAACTGGGCCATGCTCGTTGACGCTGGGGCTGTGTCACTTGGCGGCACTCTCGCCGTCGCGGGCACAAGTGCGTTTAGTTCTGATATGGTCGTTTCTGCGTCTGGGGCTCACAGGACCATCACAATCGGAGACGGCAGCTCGGGCAGCTATTCCGGCCTAATCATTCGGGCAGCCGATACGCAAAGGGCTTGGAAGATCGTAGCAAGCCAGACCATTACCCAAGCCCTTGAGTTCATTCCGGGTACGGCCACCGGAAACACCACGTTCACAACGCCTACGATGTCGATGGAAGCCGCAGGAGTGTCGGTCACGGGCACGTTGGCCGTGACGGGGAACACTTCGTTCAACGCGACCTATCGCATGGCCGCAGTAGGGCTCTCGGAATACGCCACGAACGGGAACGGCAACTTCCCAATTAATTTCCGTGGCTACAACGACGGCACGACCCAATTCCGTGACTTCACCGTGTACGACGGCAAAGAAACGGCCATCCTCACTGTTGACGGAAGCGCGGCGACCGTAGCCCTCGCAGCCGACCTCACCCTCGCCGCCACCAAGAAGCTCTACCTCGACGGCGGCAGCAACACCTACATAAATGAGCCCAGTGCCGACCAGATCGACTTCTTCACGGGAGGTGGCGAGCGACTCAAAATAACGAGTACGCAGTTTCAGATATCCACTGATGTAACCCTCGTCGCCACCAATAAGCTCTACCTCGACGGCGGCGGGAACACCTACATCTACGAGCAGCAGGCGGACTCAATTGATTTCGTCACCGGAGGCTCATTGGCCGCGACCTTTAATGGCGCGGGGAACGCTTCCTTCGCTGGCGATGTAATCCTCGCCGCCACCAAGAAGCTCTATCTCGACGGCGGCGGGAACACCTACATCGTAGAAGAGTCGGCTGATGATCTGCATTTTGTCACTGGCGGAACTGCGCGTCTGACCATCGCGGCAGATGGTAAAACACACGTTAACGGAGGCACGGCTGCTGCGTATCCTGCGGCGGGCTTCGCGACGTTCTGGACTACCGCAGACCAATATGCGGCCAACTTCAGACATGACGGAAACGCCACTTCAAGTTTGGGTGTCAATATTATTTGTGGTGCAGATGACGCCGCTGGCACCAACACTGCCGTTGGCATCATGTCGGGTAATGGCACGACGCAGGGAACCATCACCTTCACTTCTGGAACCGTTAGTTACAACGCCTTCACTGCTGGTCACGACGCATCACTCCCAGTTGGCGAAACAGCTTACGCCTACGGGACGCTGGTGGAGATTGTTGAGATTTATTACAAGCAAGAAGACGGACAGGACATGGAGCGCGGGATTCTCTACAAGGTGCAGAAATCTCAGTCGGCTTACGCTAAGAACGTCTTGGGTGCCTACTCCGGTCAGTACACAGAATCAGTAGTAAATGACGACAACCTCCACCAAATCTATTGCTTGGGTGACGGACACATTATCTGTAACGGTGAGAACGGCGACATCGAAGTGGGTGATGGGATTTGCACCTCATCAACGGAAGGAGAGGGCATGAAGGCCGATCAGCTTTCCATGATTATCGGGATGGCCCAAGAGGATACGAGCTTCAGCAGTGCCTCAGAAACGAAACTTGTGCCAGTCCAGTATGGGCTGAAACAATTCCAGCCTTGGAGCTAACAGCGACTGACCACTAGGGTCATTGAGCTAGAATCCACAGTTCAGTAACTATAAGAAGGACGAAGCAAATGAGGATCTTCAAGCTAGACACAGCAGTTGATGGGTACACCCACGGGCGGGTCCATAACGAGCAACGAGAGCATGATTCTGGAATGCTAGTGGTTCATTTTTACTACGGGAAACTTCTGGTATCTGGGTTTGTTCCCTCTATACTCGGCAGCCAAGGACAAATCACCTTGAGCCCAGATGACATGACCGACTTCTTAGCGGCAGCAACTCTCCGCCCAGCGGATCTCCCGGCCTATGAGTTCAGGACGGAGGATGTTATTGAGTTTCTCCCAACGCTGAAGGTTGCGAGAGAAGCTCGGGCAGCCGCAGAAGCCGCAGCCGCAGAAGCCGCAGCCGCAGCAGAAGCGGCGGCGGCAGCCGAAGCAGAAGCGGCGGCAGCAGCAGCAGCAAGATAGTATCATTGAGATTACGTCCTGATGACGCCTGGAGCGATTAAGGAGTCAGCTAAAGTTTCCTTCAGTCTGAGCTTCCTACTTCAGCTTGTAGGCGGTTTAATGGCTGGCGTTCTGGCCGCGCCTGTCTCAGCGCAGGCAGTCGGTGTCGGCGTGTACACAGACGCTGCTGGCTCGCAGCCGGTCGCTGAAGTGGCTATGGCGAAAGCCGCAGGACCGTTCAGCGTCAATGCATTGTTGACGTTCGACGGACTAGGCCCACCTATGCTACAGCCGCAGCTAGGTCTTGCGCTCACTCCTTACCTGAACCTTGATGTCGGCGCTAGTTCCTCCTACCAGTCTATCAACGGTAGCTATGAACCGTGGGAGCCGCATTTCGCTGCTACCGGGACCGTTCAACTGGTTGGGCCGTTCAGGCTGGTCGGAACACTTGCGTGGCAACCGTGGGCAGAATGGGCGCGGTCGTCTGTGCTCAAGATTGAACTGTCCCCCTGATGGCACCTCGGATGAGCGAAAACAGCGAGGTGACGATTCCAGTGCGGAACCTGCTGGCGCTGATCGCTGCAACCGCTATTGCGGTCATGGGGTACTTCCGGGTGGGCGAGCGATTGAGTGTACTCGAACGCAACAGCGAGCTGTCCGGTGTCCAGATTGAGGCCAACTCTGAGTTTCGGGTCTTGTGGCCTCGTGGGGAGCTAGGGAGCTTACCAGCGGACGCCGAACAATTTATGAGGCTAGATTTTATTACTGGTGAGATTGCAGAGATCCACATCGAATTGGACGCGCTCAAAAGATGAGTGTGGGAACTGACATGACGAATACTCGGAGGATTGGAATGAAAAACGGAGCAGTCAGGATTCGGAACAAGGATCTTTCAGGGGCGCAGGCCGCGCTACGGGAGTGCGGCAACACGCGGATCCCGATGGCAGTGGCGTTGCGTATGGTCTCGGTTCAGCGGCTTATCAAAGACCGCATCGACGACGTGAACGAGATCAATAGCACCCTGGTCGAGCGCTACGGTGAGCCGGACGAGGGCGAAGAGAAGGCGACCCAAGTGAACTCCGAGATGCCCGGCTGGTTCGCGTATGTGGCCGCGTTCAACGATCTAATGAACGAGGAGCTGGAGGTCTCAGGGCAATTCGTTCTATACCAGGACGGCGACAAGGTCGGCTGGGGCAAGGACGAGATGAACGGCCTATCGCTAACGCCGAATGCGATTATGGACATGGCAGCCCTTCTCCGCATCGAGGACCTCGCCGACGAGGCACCCGAGTAGTCCAATGGCGCAGATGATCAGGGAGCAGCAGCTCACGTTCGCAAGGGGGATGAACGATACCGCTGCGCCTATCGAGTATCAGGAGGACGAGTGCGAGCTCCTCCTGAACGGCCGGGTCTCATTCGACGGACAGACGGTCCAGAGGCGTGGCGGCAGCGAGAAGACGCACGCCAGCGCCCTCAACAGTGGAGGTGACGGCTACGGAGGCATCGAGTACTACACGGCCGCCGGCCAGCAGCAGCTCGTCGTGTTTATGGGCGACAAGATGTACTACTCGACCAACGAAGGCGCTACTTGGACAAACGCAACCGGCGCCACGGGCCTGACCGAGGCCGCCTGGGTTCTGGTCATCATGCGTGAGGGGGCGGCCAACGTGCTGTGCTGTGCGAACGGCGGCACGAATAGCTACCAGTGGAACGGCACAACATGGGCGGTGATCTCGAACATCCCGAACAACGTCAAGTATCTGGCGGTCCACGGTAACCGCCTCTGGGCGTCTGGTCACAGCGGCATCGACGTGGTGGCCTCCAAGGTCGGCGACATCGACACATGGAGCACACCTGACGGGCTGACGGTCAAAGCGCAGACCCACGATGGCGACCCGAAGATCACGGGGCTCTTCCAACTCGGCAGCGTGCTGATGGTCTTCAAGAGCGAGAGCACCGGCTACATCGAGGGCTACGGGTTCACCACGCTTGAGGTAGAGGCGGGCTCACGCGGCATCTCCCGGTCGGTCGGCTGCATGGCTTCTCGCTCGATCCAGGCCGTAGGCAACCAGGGCGTGTGCTGGCTATCCAAGCGCGGTCTGGAGCACTATCAGGTGGGTGGTGTGGTCACGCCCGTCTCCCGCTCGATCCAGAAATTCATCGACGGGATCAACTGGTCTCAGATCAGGAGCACGCCGTCATCGGTTACTGCCCTCTGGTGGCCTCAGAAGCACGAGTACTGGTGCAGCCTGCCAGTGGCTTCCAGCAACAACGACTACATGATAGGATACCGCCCTCCGACAGAGGAGCGCCCTCCGGCGCTCATGCTGCACAAGTACGCCGCCACCGAGGACGACACGCTATTCATAGGCGGCAGCGGCTATCTGGACTTTAGCACCACGTCCAACCGTGATCAGGGAGACACGCTGTTCGGCTACCTGACCACAGCGCTGACCGGCGGGCAGTACATGACGATCAACGCGGACGGCCATTTGGAGTTCGCCACTGCGCCACACGGTGACGCGAGCCTGTTCATTGCGGAGATATCTGGCGCAGAGCTGACCACAACCCCAATGAGCTGTGGCTACGATGGCTTCGTGCGGCAGCTAGAGAAGGGCGACGCGGACAACCAGGCTCCGGGCGGCGGTGGCGGTGAGAGCATCTCGTTCAAGCTCATCACGCGCCCGTTCTTCTTCGGCCAGCCGATGCGTGACAAGCGGGCTCGTGTGGTGCGCGTATCGTCCCAGCAACCGGACACCAGCACCGTGACCGTCAACGTCAAAGCAGACGGCGTGGACGGGGCGCGTCACTCGATCACCTACGGCATAGCACCCAAGCCAGTGGTCAAGAAGGTTCGCGTCGGCACCAAGGGCAACGCCCAATCCGTGGAGCTCACCTCGACAGACAACGTGAAGATCGGCTCGATCGAGCTCGCTGCCGGCGTGTTCGAGGAGGCTTGGTAGATGGCCGGCCCGTTCGGGATCCCACTGGGGCTGCCTCCAGAGCTCGACCGCTTCCTGCGAGGGATGGCGTCGTCTTGGGACAACCAGCAGCGCGTGCAGGTCATGGGACAGAAGGATACGGGCGCCGGCACGGACGTGAACATCCGCTTCATGGCCTCACGGGCTACGCAGTGGGTGCAGGTCCACGTACAGAGCACCGCCAGCAGCAAGGGGGGCGCGACGTACAGTACCTCGAACTACGTGAGTTCGGCCCGAGTAGATTGCAGAAGCGACAGACAGCAGGATCAGACGATCGCACGGAACGGCACGAATCGCTACTACCTATGGCTTATCCCCGTCTTCCTAGAAGGGGACGAGAGCACATACAGCAAATTCGATGGCGCGACCACGACCGACCGCATGGCCTTCGTTGACCTAGGAACATAGACAGAGAACCTTATGGCTATCAACACAGATACGCCGGATGTCCGTCCTCCGACCGCCGAGGATATGGCGAACAACGGGTTCGCGGCTCCCCCGTCCGAAGACTTTGCGGCCGGCTCAGCGCCCAAGCCGGAATACTCTCCTGCCGAGGATGCGTTCAAGGCCGAGGGTCCTGGCGACGAGATGGAAGACTTCGCTAGCAAGGCGAGAGAAACACCGGGCCGCTACGACAGCGACTACATCAAAGACATCACGGGCCAAATCGACGCCGAGCTCGAACAGAAGAAGCTGTACGCGGGCACTGAGCTCGACGAGTTCATGTCACAGCGTGGCATGGTCGGCAGCAGCGTCGAGGGCGAGCTCCGCAAGTCGATGCTTGGCGACATGGAGCGCCAACGCCAGGAACGTCTGAACGAGCTGAACACCCGTGCAGCGGACGCATGGGCAGAAGACAGGTCTGGCGCGGCCGACATCGGGTTCAAGTCAGCCGAGTTCCAGCGCTCGCTAGGCGGCGACAAAGAGAACGCCGCACGCTACGAAGCCGAGTTCGGACAGAGCCAGTACGAGTTCGACAAGACGTATGGTCAAGGCGCCTGGGGCAACCGCATCGAAGAGAAGCGGCTGGAGCTCATGGAGAAGGGCATGGACCAAGACGAGGCCTACCGCATGGCGATGGCCGATATTCAGAAAGAGCAGTTCGCCGAGACGATTGGCGAGGAACGTGCGGCTCGTGTACAGAGATACGGCCTCGACATGGGGGCGCTCGAAAACGAGACCAGAAGAATCGAGAACGAAGAGACGGGCTTGTCGATGCAGGAAGTGCGCGACCAAGCAGAGATCAACCTGCGCCTAGAGCAACTACAGGCCCAGAAAGAGGAGGCCGGCGAGGCGTTCGAGATCGACCGCGAGCGGATCCGCATCCAGAACGATCAGTTCAGGGATGGGCTGGGGCTGGAGCAGCTCAAGTATGAGGAGCAGCGTGCGGCCAGGATCGCGACGATCGGCATGGAGTCTCGTGCGCTCGACCAGTCAGCCGAGCGGTTGCAGCTCGACGCGCTCGTGCAGGGCAGGGACATGGACCTACGGGAAGCTCGCAACCTCGCGGAGATGGAGTTCCGCACCCTGGAGCTCAGCAAGACGATGGGCCTAGAGCAGGCCCGCCTGCAAGCCGAGGACGATCAGTTCCAGGCGCTGCACAAGCAGAACGCCGCGCAATGGGCCGACAGCCTGGGCATGGACCAAGCCCAGTACGAAGAGGCGGTAGCTACCAGGAAGGCCGAGTACGGGGATCGCAGCAACGCTCGCCTAGCCCAGATGAACCTCCAAGAGGGCTCGCTGGAACACGAGGCGATGCAGAACTCGCTGAACCGCACGCTCGAACGCGAAGCGGTAACTCTCCAGGAGCGGGGCCTCGATGAGGAGACTGCCTGGCGTCTCGCCGACCGACTCCAGCAGGAAAGGCTGGAGGAGAAGGCTTTGGATATCCAAGAGAACGGCATCGGCGCAGATACTGCTTGGCGAGAGGCGCTGAACGAGTCGAATGAGCGGATGCAAGAAGCTCAGATCAGTTCAGAGAAGGCATTGACGAACCTCGGGATAGGTGCCAACGCTGCCCGCGACTTGACGCGAGAAAGCCACGAGGCGGCGATGAACGCCGCGAACATATCCAGCACGGAGAATATCGAAGGTCTGGCCCGGCTGCTCCAGCAGTCGGGCATCGACGCCGAGACCGCGTGGCGAGCCGCATCGGACGCAGCGCAAGAGGCGATGACCAACGCCAACAACTCTGCCCGAGCGAATTTGCAGGCAGCTCTGCTAGAGTCGGACACGACGCTGCAAGCATCTCGAATTAGCTCTGCCGAAAAGATGCAGACACTCGGTGTGGGTGCCGACACTGCTCGCGACACTGCGCGGTCTATACACGAGACGGCGATCAACGCCGCGAGCCTGACCAACGCGGAGGATATCGCTGCCCTCAACAATGCGGCCCAGATCACCCTACAAACAGCCCTGCTAAACTCGAACGAGACGATAAGCGCGGCTCGGAACACCTCTGCCGAAACATTGCAGACGCTCGGGCTAGGGTCTGCGGAGGCTATTGCCAGTGCGCGGAACGTCAGCGACGCAGCGATCAACGCCGCGAGCCTGGTCAGCGCGGCAGATATCGCTAGCGCCAACAACACCGCCCGAAATACCCTAGAGACATCATTGCTGGAAAAGGGGATAGGAGCCGCCACGGCAGCGGCTACCGCGAAGGAGACTGTTGACGAGACGTTCGCTTCAGCCCGCGAGACCGCCGCCACGACAGTGGCTAGCACGAAGGCGACTGTTGACGAGACGTTCGCTGACGCCCGCGCGAGTGACGCCACGGCAGCGGCTACCGCGAACGAGACGCATCAGAAGGCAATCGACTCGGCCAACAATAGCTCCCGCGAGACGATCCAGACATCGGTCAGGAATACGGTCGGCGACCAGCTTACGGCCGAGGAGGGGTGGCGTACATCACAGCGCGACCATGAGGAAGCTATGCAAATCTTAGACCGCGCACTGGTGTCTCGCGAGCTGACCGACAAGGCATGGGGTAGCGATGAAGACCGCAGGATCCGGGAGTGGGAGTTCAGTAATGCGAACAACACCCAACGGCTGGGTATGATTTTGAGTGCGCTCGCGAGTGACGAGGTTGATTCCACTGAAGCGGAGGATTGGAGAACGAAGTACCCAACCACGGGCGCTAAGGCCGCAGATCAAGCCGCCCTGGCAACTTTGCAGGCCGCAATCAGTGCTAGCCTAGCCCGAGAAAGAGCGTTGCAAGATGAAATAGACAGGCTGAATGCATCGATTACACCGACTGTACCGGGCGGCTAAAACGAGTGGAGAAGTACGATGGCAAGTTTCTGGGATAAAGTAGGTGGGGCAGCGAAGTGGATAACAGACCCCAAACAGCTACTAACGGCTGCCGGGTTTGCTCTCGGCGGTCCCATAGGTGCGGGCATAGGACGAGCGGTCGGCGGGGTTGTCCCCCAGTCTGCTGGTCCAGTACCGTGGGGTGCCCTTGGCGCTAACACTGACGAGTTCCGCAAGTCCACGCTATCGGACGGCTTGCAGTGGGAAGATGTCGGCCAGGCCGGCAGTGACTTCCTCTCTGGTTACTCAGCCGGCAAGGTGGGCCAGCAGATCCCAGGCCTACGGAACCTGGAGGGTGCGTTCGGAGCGGGAGCGGGCGGTGCGGGTGCGTTCGGAGCGGGCGGTGCGGGTGCGGGCGGTGCGGGAGCGGGCGGGATACAGAACTTGGACAAGCTGGCGCCCGGCCAGATCCCAGGACAGGCTACGTTGAGCGCAGGCATGACACCCGGCGTGCCAAAAGCGATGGAGATCGGAAAGTATTCCACTGATGCAATGGGCCACGGCGGCGGCATGACAGCTCCGCACAGTCCGTTTGAGATCGGCCAGTACGACAGTGCGCAGGCTCGCGCTCCTGGGGTGGTGCCCCATAACTGGCGCAATGTGTCACACGGCATGGATGCGGATGTGAATCTAGGGTTCGAGTCTGCGGTGGAACACCTAAACGGCGGCACCGCGCCCAGTTTCCAGCCACCGGACCTCTACAGTGCTCTGCAAACACCACCTCCACCCCTTAGCCCGGTGCAGCCTAACTACGGCGTCACGAATCTGAGAGCCCCCACACCACAATACGCATCTCCTCCAGCCCTTAACCAGGCGACTCGGGCTGCCGAAGTCATGGACTTGGGCTCCCCCACTAACTATGGCACACCAGAACCCCTGGCCGCCGCCGATGACTACCTGGCCCTCCCCGACCCAGACTACCTAGCCACCGACTACGAACACCTGGCTCCCGGCGACGGGGGAAACTTCCTCTCTGGCGCATGGTCAAAGGCTGGGGACGTGGTTGACTCTGCACGGAGCAACTTCGAGGACCTCACCCTGGCAGAGAAGATGTATCTAACATCCCAAGGAGTGGGGGCCGTTGGCGACGCGTTTGGCGGCGGGCCTAATATCGACAAGGAAGGCGTCGCAATGTTGGGCGAGATGGGTATGTTCTCGCCGACCCAACGACGGCAGCCAACCAACTTTGACGAATGGCGCTCACAGCGAGCACGGAGATAACTATGGCTGACAACATACTTTCTAGGATTGGTGATGCTGGAGGTAAGATCGGCGAAGCGCTGATGAGGGTCTCGATGCTGAGCGACGATCGCCGGTATCGTGCCGAGCAGCTCGCACGCCAAGGCAGGTACGACGAGAGGGCGCAGCAGCGTATCGACATGGACGAGCAGATGCTCGCTCAGTCGGTTGCGAGAACGGCCGAGCTAACCCGTCAGGGCGTGACGACAGACGCCAGGGCTGGGGCCGCACGGCTGGCAGAGCGAGGAAGGGAAGGGTACACGCCCAACCTAGGCGAGGGCGGCACGATGGCCGGGTTCCTAACCGGCCTCGGGCAAGGCACGCCGCAGGATTGGCAGTTCGATGCGAAGACATCGGAGACGTACCTAGACAGGGAGGCAGCGAACACGCAGGCGCTGACCCAAGCCCAAGCGCTGGCAGAGCAGCAGACAGGCATCCTCGGGACTCGTGCCACTACAATGGGCGAGCAGGGCTACACCGTGAGTGGTCAGCCGCTGGCCGCGCTGGCCGCGCCGGAACCCAACATGGTAACGATGAACGGCAGGGAGTTCCCGGACACGCCTGAAGGCCATGCGGAAGCGCTAGCATGGCGTGAGCAGGTCGAAGCTGTCGGCGGCAGCCCCGGTCTCTTTGATAATGATGCGGTCCGCGAAGCGATGGGCGGGGGGGGAGGCGGCGTGCGACCCGAAGAAGAGGGAGGGAACTTCTTCTCCAAGATGTTGGGTCGGTTGCCCTTTGGCGGTGGAGGCGAGGGAGAGGATCCGTTGCTGACTCCAGGCCAGGGCGTGGAGGAGCCGATCGGGGCGCCAGGGATGATGCCGCAAGCTGAACCCACTCCTGAGCAGATGGAGAAGATGCAGGAGTTGAGGGACCAAGGGTTTACCGAAGAGCAGATCGAAGAGTGGTTGAGGACCCAGGGCTAAGCGGCTATGAGTCCACGTCATAATTTCGGATTCCGGTCTGGCGGGCAGCAAGACCCCCCGTCAGGGCTAACTCCCGAGCAGCTCGCGGAGTACTACCGCCAGCTCATGGGGCTCGGTCAGGGTGTCGTACCTCCCGTGCGGCTCCAGACGCCGGGGCCCACGGAAGCCGGGATGCTGCGCGGTGAGGGCGAGAGCAGGGTCGATTTCTTCCACAGGCAAAAGGCCTACGAGGAAGCGCAAGGCGTCACTCAGCCACCACCGCAGACCGAAGCGGAGCTCACGGGGGCCTTTTTGCCACAGGCTCCACAGGGCCCACAGGGGCGGGACTACACGAAAACGGAGGGGCCGTGGTACAGCCCGGCCACATACCTTACGGCGGGCGAAGAAGGGCGAAATGTCCCGTCTTGGGTGGACATGGGATACCCTAGGCTCACCGGGATGAGGGAGGCGGCGGCCGGGGTGAGGGATCGGTTTGTCGGAGGAACACTTAACGTCGCCTCTGGGGTAGCGGGCGCCACCTTCAATCCAGAAGGACCCCTTGGCAAGGTCAGCGGAGCGATCAAGGGCGCGTCAGAGGCTGTCTATGACATATCAGACGCACGCGAAAAGGAGTTTGCGGACCAGTTCCAGTCGGCCATCAACCCGGAGGTGACGTTCGACAGGCCTCGTGGGTTGACGCAGGGTCAGGTAACGGGAGGGCTAGTCGCCGAGGGCTCGAAGTATGCAGTCGGCGGTGCGGCGGTCACAAAGCTGGGAGCCAAGGGGCTGGCTATGGCTGCGGGAACCCCGTGGGGACAGGCCGCGAGAGTGGCGTTGCTGTCTCGGTTCGTTACCCCGGCGACGGCGAAGGTGACAGCAGCGACGGCGGCGATCGCCCCGCGTGTCCCTGCTGCCCTTAAAGGGCCGGTAGCTCAGGCTGTCGGGAGGCAGGGGGCTCGGGTCGCCGGTAGTGTAGGGCTGGCCCTCCGTGACGTGGCAGCGTTCCTCCCAGTCGATGTCATCACGACGCAACGGGACATCGACTCTTCGGCATACATGGCAGAGATGCTCAGCAATCCCGAGAATCGGGCCCAGTGGGAAGCAGACCCGGAGAGCTGGTACTCCAAAAACGTCGCCGGCAACGCCACAGCGGAGTGGGGGTTGAATGTACTGCACGGGCTAGCGGAACCGGCTGTGGATAGCTACATAGGCAGGGCGAAGTTCGAGGCGGCAACGGGGCTCGTCGCTGATGTATTTCTGCGTAGCGGCCTCGGAGCCGCGAAGAGCGGCGTCGCGATTAGCCGCAGGGCGGGCCAAGAGCTCTTGGATCCTTCGGGCGTAGGACGCAGCCTGGAAGGATTGGACCTTGGCCTCACCGACCTGCCGCAGGGGACCGGGGTGCCAGAACTCCCTGCTCTTCAGCCAGATTTCCCCGAGCTCGGGCTGGGCAGGCCTGAACGCCTGGCGGGGATCGGGCCCGAGGTTCGCCTAAACGATTCAGGCCAGCCAATACCAGTAGATCCCGATCAGCTCGGGCTAAGATTCCCCGAAGGTGTGGAGCCGGCGCCAGGCCGCGCCCTTGAAGGTCCGACGATAGAACCCGAAGAGACCGGGGTGAAGTTGGTCGGCCCACCCGAGCGCATACCCGGAGAGGTGGACACCAGCATGGAGGGCAGGTGGCACAGCAGGCTACAGGCCACGATCGAGACTGCGCCTACCCCCCTCCCCGGAGGCAAGGCTACCGGACAGGAGTGGAACCGCTTCCTTAACCCAGCCAAGCGCGGGTTCGGTGAGATGGAAGCGGAGTGGACGGGCATCCGCGAGTACCTCACCGACAACGCGGACGAGGTGCTCACCAAGGAAGATGTGCTCAGCTTCGCCCGCGAGAACGAGATCAAGTTCAATGAGATCACCAAGGGTGCCGCACAGGCCGATGTCGTCGGCGAAGGGGTTGCATCGGTACGTCGGGCGTTGGGCGATTGGCCCGCCACCCCGCAACTACTGGAGGACGCTGACGAGATTCTGTTCGCATACGAGGGCGGTGAAATAACCGCCTCTATGGCGAGGGAACAACTTCAAGACGCGGGCGCTCCTGGCGACATCGCGGACTACCTGACCGGGGATGCCGCGTCGGAGCCCAAATTCGCGGGTGAGACCCAAGGCCGGTTCGGGCTCGAACCAGAGTCGAACTACGAAGAGACATTGGTACAGTTGGATAGGGGTAGGGCGGCGCCGGAGATTGACCGCACCAAGATGCCGCCCGGCTACGAGCACACCATTGAACCCACGCCAGAAGGCTACGAAGGCCCTCTCGGCCCAACCCACTACTACAAAGGCGAGGGCGTATCGTCTAGAGTGTATGAGTCCGAACCAGAGGCACGAACGGCGGCATGGAAGCAGTACGACAGGTATCGTGCAGCGGGCATCGTCAACCATCCGGGAGCATACACAGGAGGCCACTGGGGTGAGCCCGATGTCATGGGTCACATCCGCAAGACCGACCGCCCGTTCACGGAAGTAGAGGGCAGGGCGGCAAAGGGCGTGTCGTATCACGTCGAAGAGCTCCAGGCCGATCCGCTCCAACAGGCCCGTGAGGTCGGGTTCGAGAGTGATCGCGTGGCCCTAAAGGCAGAGGCCGATGCAATAGATAAGCGTCTTGACGAACTACGGCGGCTGGGTGCGGATCCTGACGTGCCAGAAATGAGCAACCTACTGGACCGTCGCAGCGAGATTATCGCCAGCGGCAAGTTGCGTGGAGAAGCAATCCCCGATATGCCGCACAAGAAGACCTCCGAGTGGGTGGGCCTCTTTGTTCGCGAGGCTCTACAGAAGGCGGTGAAGGGCGGCCACGATCGCATCTCATGGGCGACAGGCAAGCAGAACGCGGACCTGAACCAGCAACGGAGATACGTTAGCAGGCTCACTTACAACGAAACTACGGGAACACTCGAAGGGTGGGGCCTAGATGGCACTCGGCACGAGGAGAGTGGCATCACCCCCAAGCGGTTGCCGAAGGAGATCGGCGAGGCCCCGGCGAAGCGGTTGATGGAGCAGAGCCTGGAAAACACGGACAGAGAGCTCCAGGAACTCCTGGCTGTCCGCGATAAGGCAGTCAGCGACTACGCCACTGAGATAGAGCGCAGTATCGAAGAGGGCACCCGTGGCCCAAGTGGGCTCTTTGATGAGTCTGATCGTAGCGTCATTGAGGCGATGCGCTCAGACCCCGATGCATACTCGGATCATGGACTAGACGGATACGGGTACGGAGACCGAGAGGTCGAAGAGCTTCAGGCATTGCAGGCCAGGAACCGTGGCGGCTTCCGCTCCATCGACCGCCTCCCCGGCGAAGACCTCGCAATCGGCGGTCAGGGCATGATCGCGTTCTATGACAGGATCGTGCCCAATGCGTTTATGAAAGAGCTCAAGAAGTACGGTGCCATGCTGGAGCAGGTGGATGTCATACGGCAGAAGAAGCCCCGCATCGTTGAGTACGAAGGCATCAACCCTGACGCAGACATAACCGCTGGTGACGTTGGGCCTGAGCCGATGTTCAAGTGGGTGGACGCGGAAGGGCGCGACATACCTGAGTCCGTTGATCCACGCGGGTTCCTTAACCGCGCCGATGCCGAGGAGTGGGGAAACCTTTGGTTCGAGGGAGACCCTCGTTTCACTGAAGAAGCTGCCGGGGGTGGGGAACGCAACCTCTCCATCAAGATCACCCCCCGGATACGGGAGGGGATAGAAGGTGGGACACGCCTGGCGACGCCAGCTCGCCTCGTCGGACCCGCTACTGTTGGCGCCCTTGGCGGTGCGGCCCTTCCGGCCGACACGGAGGAGCAGCGTATGGCGAATATGGTGAAAGGCGCGACGCTGGTAGGCTTTGGCGGGGCTGGCGTCACCAACGCATGGAAACTTTACCAGACCCCGGTCAGAGTAGCCTTACGCGACATCGATAGAGCGGTCGCCACGACGGCCAAGGGGGGCACGCCGGAAGCTAGTGTGAGGGCCAAGGTGACTGCCTTGAACAATCTCGCAGGCGATCGCTTCGCCCTACAAGAGCAAGACCTAGCCGAGCTCGGTGTCGATGTGGCTGACCCCGAGGCATACGCGGGCTTCTTGCGTGACCAAGTGCAGCGCCAGGGCCAGAACCCCGAGGCACCAAGGACACCCGACATTCGCGGTAGCTACGTTCGGCCCGAGTGGATGCACGCCGGTCGTGACAAGCTCAAGCAGCTCGCGCTAGCTGGGGCGGCGAGACTGAGGCCAGACGGGCAGTCAGCTCGTGCCCGCTTCTGGTACGAAGACGGCAAGCTAGCCCTAGAGACACTCGTCCCGAACGATCGGTTCGATCAGTTCACGAAGTTCTTTGCCACCTTCAGCCAGAACACCGATCCACGCCAGAACTTTTTCGAGGCACTGAGAGAGTGGAAAAACGTAGAGCTCGGCCTACCAGTCAGTGGCGTGCTGGGCGGCAAGAAGTCGAAGGCCGCTATGGCTCTGGCCGGCGAGGAGCTCGACACCCCGAAGATATGGAGCTTTGCCAACAACCTGCTCGGCAATGAAGACCACCCCACTATCGACTTGTGGATGTGGAGGATGCTTGATGACACGACGCCGGCACCGAAGGCCTCCGTTCCGGGGAGCAAGGAGGGGCTACGCTATGCTCAGGCTCGTGAGGAGCTGCGAGAGATCGCCGCCGAACTCACGGCCGAGACCGGCGACACATGGACCCCCGCTCAGGTACAGGCAGCGACGTGGGTAGAGTACAGGGATAAGTGGGGGCAAGCATTAGGTGGCAAGCCGCTCGGCAACGATTCGTTCTTGGACCTACTGGACGAGACGATCGCGAGGGTCGCGGCCCTAGAGCCGACCATGCGCGTGGTAGGCGAGATGATGCCATCGCCGGAGTCGAGGCGCTTGATGGCACCACAGGACGTGCCGGGAGGCATCCAAGGAGCCCCCATCGACACACGGGTTCGTTACGCCGAGGCACGGCTCAAGGCTGCCCGCCGGATCCTCACCAAGACCTTCCGCGATCTCGGCATAGCTGTCGAGCTCTCCGGGGCCCTAGGCGTTCAGGACCCGGTTTCCAAGGCCGTTCGCCCAGCAGTCAAGGAAGGCGTCAAGGCCACGATCGGCGGGACATGGGCAGGCAAGTGGAACACCAACGTGCCGTTCAGGCTGCCCGGCGACATAGAGCCTTGGAAGAGGGACATTGTTCTGGCCGTGATGGGAGACCTCTTCGAGCAGGACGCTTTGCCTTGGGACCTGTTCCGTCCCAACGACGTAGCGGCTCTCAAGAAGATCGAGAACTTACGGCCCGGCAGCGCCCTCCCCGAAGGAGTGAACGGTGATGTCTCGGGAATACGAGTCGTCACTAGGGAACATCTCAGCCCAGCGGACGGAGACGCACTGGCCGCACACCTGACAAGTGTCCTAAAGGACGTTAACTTTACTCAGGACGGTGACGTCCTATCGTTCGGCGAGTTCAGCTTCTCGAAGACGCCCAAAGAGTTCTGGACGGAAGTTTATAAAGCCCTTGATTCGTTCGAGGATGGCAGATTCTTTGGTGAGCTCGCCGACAAAGCAGACCTTATTTACGCTCGCTTTGATGGCGACCTAGTAGGAGACACCTATGGCACAGGACAATGGCAAGACCTCTACGACAAAGCACTCGCCACGGCCGCCGAGTCCAGTTCCACCGATCCAGTACGCGCCGCCTTCCCACCCGATCTTCTCAGGACAAATCGAGGTAAGGTTAGGAAAAAATTCGCGAGCATCGACACGCGGTTCCGAGGGGAGCTCAAGCGAATCCAGAAAGCAACAACCGCAGCGGGAGCCCTCGAAGATCCTAGGCTTGATGGCCCAGCTCTTCGAGCAGAAGTAGATCCCGGCACGACCCTAGGCCTCGGCCTCGGGGGAGCTTCACCCGCGATGCTAGCGGCTGGAGCTCGGGTAGGCGGCAAGGCTGCTGTAGGTGGGCTGGTTGGAGGGTTGCTGGACGCCTCGGTCGGAGAAGACTCCCCGGTCGAGGGGGTGTACATGGGCATGGCCGCTACTGTCGCCCCGTCGCTCGTGCGTGGCATCCAGAATCTCCGAGTGAGAGCCGTGGTAGCGGACGACGCTATCGACAGCGCACTCCAGCAGACACTCGCGGCCGAGCAGATCGCGAGGGAAGCGCCCGAGATGATGGAGGGGGTCAGCACCGCTAC